TGATCGGATTAGACACCATTGACCCGAGGACGGTGAGAGTAAGGGCCGACGAATACGGTGACGTTTTGGCGTATGAACAATTTGTCAACGGTGGTGTCGTTAATACATACACCCCCGACGAGATCGTCAATTGTTACGACGATCTTGACCCCGATAATGAAATTTTTTGATTATCAACTTTGGAGGGTATAATTATAGAGATATTGTCCGACAGCGAGAGTTCTCTTATGAATTATCATTATTTCAAGAACAACGCAATTCCTTCGATGATTCTCACAATGTCGGACGACATAAGCGACGCCGAAATGACGAAAGTAATGTCACAAATGAAAAAGAATTTCTCTTGAGGTAAAAACAAACATAAGATTGGAATGTTGAGAGGAATTTCAGGAATTGAAAAGATGCAAGACAGCGTTGCCGATATGCAATTTGAGGTTATGAGGGGCTTCAACACCAATAGAGTATGTAGCGCTTTCGGTGTTCCCAAAGTAATGCTTGGATATACCGACGGAGTTAACTACACCAACGCGGACATGCAATTCAAGAAGTTCATCGAACAGACTGCCGCACCATTTGAAAAGAGGGTGGAGAAACGAATCAACGAAGCGCTACAGACAGAAGACCTTGTATTTCACATCGTTGACACAACATTCGAAATAAACAAAGAGAAGATTGATATCATAGAATCCAAAATGAGAAACGGACTTATCACAGCAAACGAAGCAAGAGCCGAATTATGATATGAACCTTATGAAGGAATAGACGAAGCCGACCAACCGTTAATATCCAAGTCATACGATAAATTGGTTGATGTGTGATTGAGTGACATTTTCGCAGATGAAACTTAAGTCACAAAAGAGAGTTATCAAGAGAGCCGAACGTAGACTTGCAAAGAGGCTTTCGAAAGACTTGCGCACGTTATGAAACGGTATCATTCAGATCGTCGAAACACAAGAGACCGAAAGGGCGTTGAATAACGACGTCGAGTTGTACATCAACAACCGAATGATCAAGACACGTTGATCACGGCTAGATTGAGACCTTGCAAACCTTTTCAAGTTGTGATCAAGATATGTAAACAAGGCGGTCAAGTGAGCGGTTGACTTGAGCAAGATCAATCTTTTGGCGGTCAAGCGGGTTGATAGCTTGACATCATTATGAAGCACAAGTATAGATAACAGTATCAACAAGACCACGTTCAACAAGATCAAGAGTATTATATCTTGAGGGGTTTTCGATTGAGAAAGTTATACAGAGATAGGGAAAACTATTCGCAAACAACTAGACGCTTGATTATTCTCAAAGGCAAGATCGGAGTTGATCGCTATAAACCAAGTAGGGAACGCCTACGAAAACGGGAGATATACGGCGTTTGATGACTTGAAAAGGCAAGGGTATGTAATGAAAAAGATATGGGACACAGTAGGCGACGACAAAGTTACACCCGAATGTAGAAACAACGAAGCACAAGGCTGGATATTATACGAACAAAACCGACCAAGTGGAGACAACAAAGCACCGAGACACAGCAACCCAAGGTGCAGATGCACAACTAACGTCGAGATAACAAACTAACTTTTTACAAGTATATTATGACACATGAACAAAATCGTGCAATTCCAAATGTGATTGACTTGAGTGGAAGTAAGAGAGGGTAAAATCACAATCCAAGGTTACGCAAGTACGCCGTCAATTGATAGATACAACTCAATCGTCGAGGTTGAAGCAATACAAAACGGGTTGGAGAATTACGAAAAAAACCCCGTTTTACTATTGGGACACGACAGCGCAAAACCTATCGGGACAGTAACCGATTGGAGTATTGACAAGAAGGGTTGGAAAGTAACCGCAGACATAACCAAAGACACAGACGGTGTAATGTCGGACGTGACCGAGTGAAGAACAAAATGATTCTCTATTGGATTCATTCCATTAGCACGACACTATATTGACAGAGCAACAAGCAAACTATTGTCAGAGATGACACAAGAGGAGCAAGAAGCAATGGACTACCAAAATATAGTAAGAGTTATTACAGCGGTTGACATTGTTGAATTGAGCGTCGTGAACGTACCCGCAAACGCTCAATCACTATTCACAATCAGTAAAGCATTGAGAGCGTTTTTCACAGAGTTAGAGACAAGACAGATTGCGGAAAGGTATTTGGTGAAGGACAACGAAAATCCATTTACTAGTAAAATAGACAATGAAACAGAGGAGACAACAGCCGAAGCAACAACAGAAACAGATGAAACAGACGAAAATACAGAAGAAACAGCAGAGACAAGTGACACAAACGAATCTAACGACGACACAGCCGTTGAAACGACTATTACACCACCAAGCGAAGACAAGACCACAGAATGAACTGAAGAAACAAACAAAACAGATTGATCAGAGGGTTCAAAAGAACAACCAACGAATATTGAAGAAACAGAAGGAGAGGGGAAAGAGATTGATGACAATGAAGTAAAAGGCGACATAAAAGAAGAAGACACAACAACCACAAACGAAACGATTGAAGAAATCGACATAGCTATTGAAGATTCACAAGACGACGAGGGAAGTGACGGTGAAAATCCCGACACGGCAACAGCCGAAACTCAAGCAAGTGAAAAGACGATAGAAGAATTACAATTTGAATTGAGTGAAGAAAGGTCGTTCAATGATAAAACTATTGACGATTTGATTTGAAGGGTTAGTGAGTTACAAGCCAAACTTGACAAAAGGGCGGTCAACAAACCAATTGTAACCACACACAACAACTTGAAAGAACAAAAGGCACAAGGCGAACCGTTTGTCGAAATGCTCAAAGGACTTAAAAACGGTATTTAATCAATTACAATTTATTAAACATGAACAGAGAAGAAAAATTAGCTATGCTTAAAAATAGCATTGCATGAGTAGAGACAAGAGCAAATGAATCAATGTCAACAGGACAAGACGGTTACGGGCAAGACTTCGTACCATCAGATTTGGCGTCAACAGTTCTTGCGTCAGTTAGAGACGCAAACACAATCGTTTCAAGATTGAACGCTCCGATTGTAATGCCGACATCAACGTACACAATGCCCGTTGAATGATCAGACAATACATGGTATGCAACAAGCGAAAACGCAAACGTTGCTGGGACAGCCGTGACAACATCAAAGGCAGGAACAGACGAAGTTGTATTGGTTGCTAAGAAGTACAGTACTTCCGTATATGCTTCGGGTGAACTTGATGACGATTCAATCGTGAACATCAATACCTTCTTGGGAGACAAATTCGCAAAGAGTTACAAAGAACTACTTGACGGAGTTGTCGTTAATGGTGATGTTGTTACAGCATCAACTGGAAATGTTAATAGTGATGACGGTGCGCCGACAGCTGGAACATACTACCTACACCAAGACGGGTTAGTAAAAACAGCTATTACAAATAGTGCGACAGTTAATGCTGGAGCGTTAGACTTAGCAGACATCAGAGGTATGAGGAAACTTCTTGGATTAAAATGAATTGATCCTAGTGACTTGTTATTGATACCTTCAACAGATGTTTATTACAAACTTCTTTGATTGGGACAAGCAGAAACAGTCGAAAAATTCGGAGGTAGAGCAACAGTCGTAAACGGAACACTTAGTGCAATTGACGGTATTGAAGTATTGCCAACATCACTTCTAGGAAACGCAGAAGCGGACGGTAAAATATCAACAACATCATCAAACAACACAACGGGAAGAATGTTACTTGTTTACAAACCTGATCTTATTCATGGATTCAAGAGAGGGCTACAAGTATTCACAGAATACTTGCCTGAATACGATCAATTCAGATTCACAGGACACGTAAGATACGCGTTGAAGATCAAATCAACAGATTCAGTTGCTTGTGCAATCAACGTTACTATTTAATTATTGGGGAGGGGTTAATCCCTTTCTTGTGTTGTATGCTTCTGGATATGACACAAAAAAGGCTTTAGTCTATTATGAAAACGACAAAATGGAGACAATCAACGTAAAAGCAACACAAGACCAATTGATCAGAGTAACAGACGGGGCGGACAAAGAG